ACCATATACCGATGCAACGTGGCGTATTAATAATTTAAACCAAGCCCAAAGTGCAACAGGTAACCAAGTTTACGATACTAAAAAGAGTTTAACTATTTTTGAACCAAGAAAAATTATTGCTAATTTTAACGATGTAAACAACTATAAAACTAACAGACCTGTTACAGATTTTTCATATTTACAATCAAAAAACCCAAGTATTGTTGCTGCAATTTCAGGTGTATTTACAGGACAAATTCCTGGTTTACAAGGGTTTTATTCAAGAAGAACACCAGATAATTTTGTTGCGACAGAAGGGTATTGTGATGTTGTAACCCCAACAGGATTCTTAGGACCAAGAACGACCACTTCGATGTTAAACACTCCTTACTTTATCAATTCGATTCAGATTGGAGTAGATAACTTTAAAAAGAAAGATAACTATCCATACGTTCAAGCCGCTTACCTATTTCTTAATTCATTACCTCTTGCAACATTAAGAGAAAAATATAAGACCATTTCAAATGACGTTCCAACTGATTTAGATTACATTGCGTCTACATTTAAAAAGTTTGGCGCAATTCATAAAATACCATACGCTTGGATTTTGAAATACGGTTCTATATGGCACAGATATAAGAAATATAAAGAGAGTGGAGTTGATATTCTAACAAATGTTTGGAAAGACTTTAACTACACAACAAACTATAACCCAATAACTAATCAAACAACAACACCGTATACTTTCAAATATGGAGATGTTGATAGAAACATTGTATTACAAAGTGAAACAACAACTGACGTTAATATGCAAGTTGGATTTTATCCTAAATTAATTAATGACTTCAATGTTTTTTATAATGGATATGACTTATATAGCGGATATACAAATACCGAGATTCAAGACAGTGTGAATGGTGGTATGAAAATGTATAACTTTTTAGAGTCAAACATCAATAGTGCCAAACAAGGAGATAAGAACTTAAGATTAAATACTTGGTCAATATTATTACCCGATTTAACTCCTGAAGCGGACGTTGATTGTAATCCTAAAAATAATACAAAGAGTTCTGAGTACTTTGTTGTACCATCTTTTGGAACATTTTTTAACCAAACGGTAGGCTCTTGTTTAACAGGAGCAACAACATCACCTGGCGCTAAAGTACCACTTAGTTCAAATAGTAGTGTATTTAATGGTTCTGTAAGATGTTTATGGTCGGCGCCAAACTATGGATATTTTGATAGTACACAAATTGCCTACCCAAGCCCTGAATCATATTTAACTTTAATTAATACAGGTAAACCGCAAAGTCCAATTCATTTTTTAAATACTAATGTGTATTCCAAGATTGAAGAGACATTCTCTGTGTTTGAGAAAAGAATATTAAATAACTTTGAACAAGAATTCTTAAATTTCTGTAAACCAATTACTGATAATCAAAATGGTAATGAAACGGTTACTTATGGACAAAGTCCTGTTAACAACACAAGTAACTTTAGAAACTTCCAATCATTATTTAAAACTTTGATGATAGTGCCTGCACAAGCCGAAGGAGTTAGTGAAAAAACTTATTTTGAAACTACAATCGATAAACAATATCAAGGGTTTCAAACAGGGATTCAATCTTTTATGGAATATGATATTTTATTAAGATACGGAAATCCTTCAAACTATAATCGAAGAATTTTTGATTCTTATATTTCTTTTAATGGACCCGCGGTTGTTACAGACCCAATAACTTTTAACCCATATGTGAAAGGTAGTTTACCAACTAAAGGAGGAGGAGTTACGTTAACACAATCTAAATTAGCAAACCCAAAAGCGTGGTTAGCTTTAGAAACTGAGGTAGGATTCTCAACAATACCAAATGTCGTATATAGTTCAAATGGTTCATACATTACCGATTTCTTTGTCGATAACAATATAGAATTTACCGAACAGAATGTTGTTTTGTTATCTCAAATCATTAAGATGTATGCAACACAAAAGGTTAAATTACCAACAATTAGTATTTCACAATTTAAGAACCAAATAACACAATACCTTGGAGTTGAAACTGAGTTGCAAAACAATTTCTTAAACGGAGTTTTAACAGGGTTAAACAAAGCACTCCCATCACAACAACAAGTACCCCAACAAACAATTCAAAGTTCAATAACAGGAGAACAAAGTAAAGTTGAGAACTATGAGGTCTTTAAAGCGTTAAACGATAAGTGGATTTCGGGTGGAGACTATACCAACAAAACTTTATTTGAAGATATAATGTTCTTAGACCGAGCGTCAAGAAACATCGGAGACACAATATTGATTGATATCTTTGACTTAAAAAATATGTTTAATGAAAAGTCATTGAATCAAGCGATGAGTGTTTATACGTTCATTAGTGGTATTCTTATTAAGAATAACTTTAATGTGATGAACTTACCTGCCTATGTTAATTTTTATAATGTACAAGATGTTGATGGTACAACAATACCAAAGGCCGAAGGTTCATTAGATTTTGCCGACAGTTTATGGGGGACTTATTTAGATGTTGATTATAGAAAATCAGGGCCTAAAATGGTTTGTTTTTATGCGGGTAAACCGTCTCAATACTTGGACTTACCAAAAGGTAATTTCAAATTTAGAGACGATGGATTTGAAATGAGAAGAGCGTCTGAGAATCCTCTATTGGAAAACCAACAGGGTAAAAAAGATTGGGCAGTTTCTAACAAGTGTGTTGGATTTACTGTGGACCTTGGTATTAGAAGTCAAAATGTTTTCTTTTCATTCTCAGTATCACAAGACAATGGTACTGCGACATCTGAGTCAATTAACACTCAGTTGAATATGGTTGACCAAGCATCAGGTAGACAAACCGCTACACAAAATAATAGTTTATATAACCTATACAAACAAAGAAGCTATAAATGTTCAGTTGTGTCATTAGGTAACGCTTTAATACAGCCAACAATGTATTTCAACCTTAGACACGTACCAATGTTTAATGGACCGTATATGATTCAGGATGTTCAACATTCGATTCAAGCGGGTAACTTTCAAACAACATTTACAGGTGTTAGACAAGGGGTATTTGATTTACCTGCTATAGATAGTTTCTTACAGAGTATTAACCAAAACCTTATAACTAAATTAGAAGAACTTCTTAAAGTTAATAAAGATAGTGTTACGGTTTCAGGAACAACTAACACCGTTAAAAGTACAACACTACCTCAAAAGGCTGACAATACTCTTGATACTCCAAACGCATGTAAAAGTAATGTACTTAAAACTTTTGCGGATGCAGGATTTGGAGATGGAGTTGCGGCAACTTTAACAGAATTTACACCACAACAATTAGCTAACGCATTACTTACTGAAATCCCTAACAATAAAGAGCTACAAATAATCATATATTGTTTATCATATATGAGAAGTTTCCAAAAAAGTTCTACCAGTGGATTAGGGGCGTTTAATAGTTGGAATAATAACTTGGCAACAATTTCGTTAAATACAGATTGGGGTGGTCTTAACTCTACTTTGGAAAAAAGATACAGTTGTGTTAAATCTAAATCAAACGCCTCATCATCACAATCTTTACCGATAGTCCATTTCACAACTATTGGGAACTACGTGAGATTTATGTCAAATAGATTAAGAGAAAGAGTACCTCAAATATTGGAAATTGGTTTAGCCAAATACTATGTTTGTTATTGGCCAGACTCTAACATATCTTCAGAATATTATGATTCTCACACATCAGAATTCAAACAAACTAAAGACACTTTATATGAGGCAATAAATTCAGCGGTTAAAGTTGGACTATCAAGTCTTGATAACTCAAAAGACTTGAAAGCGACTATTAAAGTAACTGAAATTAAAGGAACAAGTGGAACTTCAGGAACAAGTGGAACTTCAGGAACTAGCGGTACATCAGGAACAAGTGGAACATCGGCATTAGACTTAACTTGTCCACCACCAGCACTTAAATCATTTACGCCAACTGCGGGTTATACAGGTACTATTGTACAAGTTAATGGTAGTAACTTGTCAACGGCTAGTGAGGTTAAAATTGCGGGTGTTGTGGTACCTAAGAAAGATGTTACTGTGTTTAGTGATAGTATGATACGTTTCATAGTACCTAAAGTATTCACAGGTGAAGTTAATCTTAATGGAAGAATTGAGGTTAAAACTGACCACGGTTCATTTACAGGGTCTACGTTATTCAATTATAACCCTGCATTGAACGGTGTTGCTAGTTTAACACCAGGAGGGTCTATAGATACAACTGTAACACAAACGTCATCATCAACACCAAGTCCAAATAATTTAACGGGAACAAACCCTAACCCACAAGATAAGAAACCAATAACACTTATCGAAACGGTTAATACTAAGACATCAAATGGTAGTACAGATACATTAACGGTTCGAGTTAATCCTGCAGCAGGGGCATGGAGAATTGATACAGTACCAAGTTACAATGATAGAATAGTTAGTTTAAAACCTGGTCCAAATAATACCTATATAGAAGACACTATATCGGTATCTTATGGTGGTGGTGGTAGATTATCAGGATACGTAAGTGCCGACCAACAAGAATTCTCTATCACTAAACAAGATATTATTGATGATTTAGGGTTAAGTTCTTATAGTGAAAGAGACCTTAAAGCTTATGTTGAAATTAATTTATATGCCAGACCTGTGGATAAAACAATTAACCCACAAGATGTTTCGTTAAGTTATAATTTTAATGCCTTCCAAACAACTAAAAAGGTTGGAGACCCTGTGATTGTATCAGAAACTAAAGTTGAGTCAATTACTTTCTTAGGTGAGGGAGTTAACTTACAAGGAACAGGACCACAATACTATAATGTAGTTAAATCGGGAGGAGGATGGAAGTCATTCCAATTCAATGTTCTAACATATAACCCTCAAGACTTAGTGAGTCAAAGTGTTGTAGATATGAATAACACAACTGTATCTGCAACATTCACAGAAGGTTCTGATACTAAATACACATATAAATGTACTGTTAATTCTATAGGTACATTTAGACTTAAATTAAAATACAAAGTTAATGGTGTAGAGACAACCGTATTGGGTCCATCTTTCACTTTATAACATAACAACATATTTATATAGAAAGAATATTATGGACATTAATACAGCAATCAGTAATTATCTTGGAAAAAAAATTAATTATTCTGAGAAAGATAATAACGACGGAACAAAAGAAGTTTGCGACTTAGCAACGGGCCAATGTTATACAGTAAGAGAACGTGATGGTCTTATCGAAAGAAAGGGCAACAGTACTTACGTTAACAGACAAGTTATGGTTGAAACCGATATGGGATTAAAACAATTATTAAACGGATAAAAAATGAGTTTAGATAAAAAAATATTAAGTGAAATAGACAGATACAGAAGTATCAACAAATATATCACAGAACAGGCGGAGGAAATTCCAACAACACCTGAAGAAGATTTAGGGGCGTTAGCTCCACTACCAGGTGATGCAGGAGCAGGAGCTCCACCACCACCATCAGACGCAGCGGCGATTCCACCACCAGCACCTGGAGCACCTGTATCAGGTCCATTAGATGTTGAGAATGACCCCGACGTAGAAAAAATTGACGACGAAGGTAATAGTGAAGAGGCAAGTGCGAAAGAAGGTGATTCTGAAGAACTTGATATTACTGAATTAGTAGACTCTCAAAAAAGTATTCAAACAAAACAAGATGAGTATTTTGAAAATCTATTTTCACAATTAAACGACTTACAGTCAAGACTTGGTGAGATGGATAACATTATGACTAAGTTAAACACTCTTGAGAATAAGATTGAGAAATACAGAGAAAAAACTCCACAAGAAAAATTAGAGTTAAGAACATACGACTCATACCCATTCAATCAAAAACTTTCACAGTTTTTTGATGATAAGTCAGAAGAGATGGAAAAGACGGGAAAAAATGATTATGTTTTAACTTCCGACGAGGTACAAGACATCAACGTTAACGACATCAAGAACTCTTTCCAACCTGGAGGGGGGGAAGATAAAGAAAGTTACAAAACTTCATTTAGATAATAACAAAGGTGTCGAAAGACACCTTTTTTTATTTGACTATATCATATTTTCACCTATCTTTATAAAACAATTTAATCATTTTAATTTTAAAAACATGAGTTCATTAGACGCCGTATTGGCACAGTACGAAAAATCACAAAGTTCATCGGGCGGGGCCCAAAACAAGATGTCGCAAGACGAAAGAATGAAAAAGTATTTCGCTTTAATCCTTGGGGATAAAGAGAAGTCAGGTCAGAGAAGAGTAAGAATCCTTCCTACCACAGATGGTTCCTCACCATTCAAAGAGGCATGGTACCACGAAATCCAAGTAGGTGGTCAATGGCAAAAATTCTACGACCCAGGAAAGAATGACAACGAGCGTTCACCTTTAAACGAGGTTTACGAAGAGTTGATTGCCACAGGTAAAGAGTCTGACAAACAGTTAGCCGCTCAATACCGTTCTCGTAAGTTCTATATCGTAAAAGTTATAGATAGAGACAAGGAAGAAGACGGACCAAAATTTTGGAGATTCAAACACAACTACAAGAATGATGGTATTTTAGATAAAATCATTCCAATTTGGAGAAACAAAGGTGATATCACTGACTCTGAAAAAGGTCGTGATTTAATTATCGAATTGGCAAAATCTAAAACACCTGCAGGTAAAGAATACACAACCGTATCTACGATTATGTATGATGACCCAGCTCCTGTTCACACAGACGCAGCACAAGCTACTGCTTGGGTTAATGATGAGTTAAGTTGGCTAGATGTTTATTCTAAAAAACCTGTTGACTACCTTGAAGCAATCGCTCGTGGAGAGACTCCAAAATGGAGTACTGAAAAGGGTGGATATGTTTATGAGAACGCTACAGTTGAAACCGAATCATTTGGTGGTGGAGCATCTAAGAGTGGTAAACCAGCTGTAGCTGCGGACCCACAAGCAAATGACGAACCAGACGGAGACTTACCGTTCTAATTTATAACAAGGGTGGGAACTCCCCACCCTTTAATTTTATCACATGACGTTTAAAGAAGAAATTGACTTACAGTTGAGAGACAATAAAATATTGTCCTATGAAATCTTGAGTCAACTAAAAGATAAAGGATACTTCTCAGGTAGAAGTAAGCAGATTGGTGATACTGTTTTATTTGGTATGTTAAAAGATGAAGACGAGGATGGTGTTTCGGTTATTAGAATCGTAACTTTCCATGAAGAAGAAATTGGAACTCTTTACGAAGAGGACAGTACCTTTTATAACAGAAACAAAGTAAACAAGTTACCCAACATTAAAAGAATAGAAAATGGCAATTAAGAAAAACGATTTTAAGTCTATCAAAGACAAATTCTCAACATCAGCGAAATATAAACCTCAAAGGTTTTTTGACTTAGGTCCTGATTTCTTGGATGCTGTTGGTTTACCAGGTCCTGCTGTTGGACATTTGAATATGTTACTTGGTCACTCAGATACAGGTAAGACTACTGCACTTGTAAAGACTGCGGTCGATGCTCAAAAGAAGGGTATCCTTCCTGTGTTTATCATCACAGAACAAAAATGGTCATTCGAACACGCCAAATTGATGGGGTTTGATTGTGAGGAAGTAGTTGATGAAGAAACAGGTGAGTTAGATTGGGATGGTTTTTACATCTTCAACAATAACTTCAACTACATCGAACAAATCACTGACTACATCAACAACTTGTTAGATGAACAAGAGAAAGGTAACTTGGACTACAGTTTGTTATTCTTATGGGACTCAGTTGGTTCTGTACCATGTAAGATGACATTCGAAGGTAAGGGTGGTAAACAACACAACGCAAGTACGTTAGCCGACAAGATTGGTATGGGTATTAACCAAAGAATTTCAGGGTCTCGTAAATCAGATTCTAAATACGAAAACACATTGGTTATTGTTAACCAACCATGGGTTGAATTACCTGACAATCCATTTGGACAACCAAAGATTAAAGCTAAAGGTGGTGAGGCCATTTGGTTGAACTCATCGTTAGTATTTTTATTCGGAAACCAAAAAGGTGCTGGTACAACTAAAATTACCGCAACAAAAGATAAGAGAACTATTAAGTTCGCATCAAGAACAAAAGTTTCTGTAATGAAGAACCACATCAATGGATTAGGTTATGACGACGGAAAGATTATTGTTACACCACACGGATTCATTGCAGGTAAAGAAGCTAGTGAAGAAAAAACTTCATTGGAAAAATACAAAAAAGAATACGCGGACTATTGGAAGGACATCATCGGAACTGATGGTGACTTCGATTTGAAAGAAGAAAAAGAAGATTAGTATTATTGTTTCACCCTTTAAATCACACCAGTGATTAAGACATTATTAGTAGACGGAGACAATCTGTTTAAGATAGGATTTCACGGAGTTAAAGAGTTGTATAATAATGGAGACCACTTAGGAGGACTCTATCATTTCATCAACATCTTAAGACGATTTCTAGAAGAGCACAACTTGGATAAGGTTGTGGTCTTTTGGGATGGTGATTCGAACTCATCAATTAGGAAATCTATATACCCCCAATATAAGGAGAATAGAAGGCAGGATATGAACGAGTATAAGTACGAGTCATACCTCCAACAAAAATCTCGAGTTAAACAATACCTCGAGGAGATATTCGTACGCCAAGTTGAGATGATTAACAACGAGGCTGATGACTTAATTGCTCACTACTGTAAAGTTGCAACGGATGAAGACGTAATAATCTTCTCAGCAGATAAAGACTTAACTCAACTCATATCTGAAAGAGTTACCATATATTCTCCAATCACAAAACAATATTTTAAGAATGGGGATATGATAACAATCAACAAGGTTGAGATACCACATTACAACGTTTTAATTACCAAAGTTTTCACAGGAGACAAGTCCGACAATATCGATGGTATTGAAGGATTAGGGGAAAAAACTTTATTAAAATTCTTCCCTGATTTGCAGGAAATGCCCTGTACTATCGACAAATTACTCGATATTGCACGAAATAACGAGCAAAAGAAAAAACCAAAAGCTCTTGAGAATATTTTGACTGGTAAGACAAAAAATGGTATACTTGGTGAGGAGTTCTATAATACAAACATGAAGATTGTAGACCTTGAAAACCCACTTATTACCGATGAAGGTAAAGAGTTAGTTGAACAAATACAGACAGACACAATTGACCCCACAGATAGAGGATACAAAAACTTAATGAGACTTATGATGGAAGATGGTCTCTTTAAGTACCTACCCAAGAATGACGAAGCTTGGGTAAACTTCCTTCGACCATTTATGAAATTAACAAGAAAAGAAAAAAGAAACACAAACAAAAATTAAATCGCATGAGAGAGCAAGACAGCACAAAAATGGAATTCCTTTTGACATTGAATGACAACATTGTAGTTCAAAGATTCTTTAACGTTAGAGGGTATAACCCAAAGGCGAGAAACTCAACGGAGTTGTATGACTTCATTCTAAGTTTAAAAGATGAATTACAATATGCCTTGAAAATGAAGACAGTAATTTACATGATGGACAACAAAGACGCAATTGCGCATGACCCATCAATTATGAACACATCTTACACAGATGGTCCTGAAGTTTTTAACATTTATGTTAAAGTTGGAGACACGACAATTTGTCATAGAGTTTTTGATGGAAAATTTTATCCGCCAAAAGTTCGTTATACAGTCGACGTACGACCATTTTTAAAAGAGGTACTTCGCGAGTTAACTGACATTTTTTCAAATAACAAATTAACTTACGAATATTTGGAATTCGACCTAAGTAAGTAAGTATTTAATAATACAGGGGACAATTTTAAAACAATATATGAACAAAAATTTCGATTATTTAGGTAACACATTTCAGATTCAATTACTAAATCAAATAGTAGTTGACAAAGACTTCTCATCGTCTATTATGGACGTGATTGAGTCATCGTACTTTGACAACAAGTACTTTAAAATCATCTTACAGATGATAAAAGAATACTATGTAAAGTATGAATCAACGCCTAATTTCGAAACTCTTGACCAAATTGTTAAATCAGAAATTACACAGGAAATCGTTGCAAAAGTGGTTTTAGATACTTTGAAACAAGTAAAAGAGGCACCTTTTGAAGGTACAGTATTCGTTCAGGAGAAAGCTTTAAAGTTCTGTAAACAACAAGAACTTCAAAAGGCGATGGACAAAGCTCAAAAAATCATTACAGAAGGTGATTTCGAATCTTACGATAAGGTCGAAGGATTGGTGAGAAACGCGTTACAAGTCGGTGAAATCGACAAAGGACAGACGGACATCTTCGCTAACTTGGATACCGTATTAGACGAGGATTATCGTCACCCAATTCCAATGGGAATCCCTGGAATTGATAGACTACTTAAGGGTGGTTTGGCCAAAGGTGAGATTGGTGTTATCCTAGCTCCAACAGGGGTTGGTAAGACAACTATCTTAACCAAAATTGCGAACACAGCATTTAACTTGGGGTACAATGTTCTTCAAGTATTTTTTGAGGATAACCCAAAGATTATCCAAAGAAAACACTTCACACTTTGGACAGGTATCGAACCTGATAACTTAGTGAAAAATAAGGATGAGGTAATGTCGAAGGTTACAGAAATTCAAGAGACCATGCAAAACAAGTTGGTTCTTAAGAAGTTAGCTTCCGATAGTATGACTATGAATCAAATCAAAAATCAAGTAAGAAAAATGATTGCTGATGGAAACAAACTTGATTTGGTTATGTTAGACTACATTGACTGTGTTCTTCCTGAATCTACAAGTAAAGATGAGTGGAAGGCTGAAGGTTCTGTGATGAGAGTGTTCGAAGCAATGTGCCATGAACTAGACTTAGTTGGATGGACCGCCACACAGGGTAATAGGTCCTCAATTTCATCTGAAGTCGTAACGACCGACCAAATGGGTGGCTCGATTAAAAAGGCTCAGGTTGGTCACGTAATCATCTCTGTGGCTAAGACACTTCAACAGAAAGAAATGAACCTTGCAACCATCGCGATTACAAAGTCACGTTTAGGTAAGGACGGGGTAGTTTTCGAGAACTGTAAATTTAACAACGAACTACTTGAAATAGATACTGAGAGCTCAGTAACATTCTTAGGTTTCGAAGAACAACAAGAGGAGAGAAAGAGAGATAGGGTTAAAGAGTTGATGGAGAAACGAAAACAAAAAGAAGAACAAAAACAACAATCTTAATACAAAACAAAAAAAACAATTATGGAAAAAATTTTAGTAGAGAATCCTAATAGGTTCGTCATCTTTCCTATTCAACACGATGACATTTGGGAATATTATAAACAACATCAAGCGGCGTTTTGGACGGCAGAAGAGGTTGATTTAAGTAATGACATTAGAGATTGGAATAATCTTACTGAAAACGAACAATACTTCGTTAAGAACATCTTATCGTTCTTCGCGGCTTCAGATGGTATTGTTAACGAGAATCTTGCAGAGAATTTCTTAAAGGAAGTACAATATCCTGAGGCAAAATTCTTTTACGGATTTCAATTGATGGCAGAAAACATACATAGTTTAATGTATTCTCTGTTAATCGACACATATATCTCAGACGAGAAAGAAAAACAACTATGCTTCACTGCATTAGACAACTTACCTGCGGTTCAAAAGAAAGCCAAGTGGGCTCTTGATTGGATTGAAAACGCATCTTTTCAAGAAAGATTAGTTGCATTCGCGGCAGTTGAAGGTATCTTCTTCTCAGGTTCATTCTGTTCAATCTTTTGGTTGAAATCAAGAGGAATACTACAAGGGTTATGTAATGCCAATACTTTAATTTTTAAAGATGAAAACCTACACTGTGATTTTGCTATTCACTTAGTTAACAATCACTTAGAGAACAAACCATCAGAGAAGAGAATTAAAGAAATCTTATTATCTGCACTTGAAATTGAAAAAGAGTTCATCACAGAATCTTTACCTGTTTCACTTATCGGAATGAATTCAAACTTAATGAAACAATATCTTGAATTCGTAACCGATGGGTTATTAGTTAAATTTGGTTGTAAAAAAGAGTTTAACGTTGAACAACCATTTAAGTTTATGGAACAAATTGCTGTTGAAACAAAGGGTAACTTCTTTGAATCAAGAACAATGGAGTACCAAAAAGCAAAACTAAACGAAACATTATCATTTGATTCTGATTTCTAATTTACTATTTTTAAAATTATGATGTCACTTAAAATAAAAAAAAGGGGCGGGGAAGACGCGTCTTTTAATCCACAAAAAATTTATAGCAGAATTAAAAGAGCTGCTAAAGGTTTGAATGTGAACTCTGATGAAATATTTATCAAAGTTATTACTTCCGTACCAACTGAAGGTACTATTACAACTAAAGAGTTAGATAAACTTGTATATGAAATTGCGGCTGCTTACACAGGTAGTCACCACGATTATTCAAGACTGGCATCTTCAGTTGCAATTTCTTCTTATCACAAAGAAACTGACCCAAGTTTCTCAAATACAATGCATACGTTACACGTTGATGGTATTGTACATGACGAACTAATGTCAATTATTGAAAAATACGGTCCGAGTAAAATTGATGAGGTTATTAATCATGAAAATGATTATAACTTTGATTATTTCGCTTGGAGGTCATTACAAGAAATGTACTTATTAAAGACACCTGAAGGTAAAGTTATTGAAAGACCTCAACACATGTATATGAGAGTTGCTCTATGGGTAACTAACACGTATGAAGAGGCGATAGAGTATTACAACTCATTATCAAACCAACGTATATCAAAGGCAACACCTATTATGATTAATGCGGGTACAAGAGTACCTCAATTAGCGTCTTGTGTGTTACATTACAACAACTCTGACTCGAGAGAAGGTCTATTGAAAACCTTGAATGACATCTCAACTTATTCTTCAGACGCTGCGGGAATTGGACTATCAATGTCTAACATTCGTAGTAAAGAAAGTAGAATTAAATCATCAGGTGGATTTGCGGGTGGATTGTTGAAATACTTAAAAATTGTTAATGAGTCATTAAGATTCTTTAACCAACAAGGAAGAAGACCTGGAAGTGCTGCCATCTATTTAGAACCATGGCACAGAGATATCATGGACTTATTAGAAATTAAAAAGAACACAGGTGCTGAGGAATTAAGAGCGAGAGATTTATTTACTGCTTTATGGATTCCTGATAACTTCATGAGAGCGGTTAAGAACAATGAAGATTGGTACTTATTCTGTCCTAACGAAATTATTAAAGCTGGTATCAAACCATTACAAGAATGTTATGGTGACGAATACGAAGAAAACTATCAAAAGGCGATTGACGCAGGTATCGGTAGAAAAGTTAAAGCTCAAGAGATTTGGAATAAAATTATTGAATCTCAAGTTGAAACAGGAGTTCCTTATTTATGTGCTAAGGATAGTGCTAATAAGAAAACTAATCATCAAAACATTGGTGTGATTAAACAATCAAACTTATGTAATGAGATTTACCAATACACTGATGAAGAGACAACTGCAATCTGTACGTTATCATCTATCGTATTGAAAAACTTTATTGTTGATGGTAAGTTTGATTATAAGTTATTGATTGAAGAAGTTAGAAAAGCGGTAAGAGCGTTGAACAACGTAATCGATAAGAATAACTATTCAACAGAAAAAGGATTAAAAGGTGGACTTGAACAAAGAGCGATTGCTATTGGAACTCAAGGGTTGGCGGACGTATTCTATTTAATGGATTACATCTTCACATCTGAAGAGGCTAAAGTTTTAAATAAAAACATATTTGAGGCAATCTACTTCGCAGCTATCACTGAAAGTAATGACTTATGTAAAAGAGGCATTAGAAAACCATATAAATTTTTCAAAGGGTCACCAATGTCAAAAGGTGTATTCCAATTTGATATGTGGGGGTTAAACGAATCTGAATTATTTTTAGATTGGGATACCTTAAAAACAGAAGTTAAAGAATACGGAGTGTGTAACTCTTTATTCACAGCTCAGATGCCAGTTGCATCTTCAGCTAAAATCACAGGTTCATTTGAAATGACAGAACCAGCTCACTCTGCGTTATTTAACAGAAGAGTTGTTGGTGGTGAAATCATGATTGTAAACAAGTACTTAATTAATGACTTTGAGAAAATTGGAGTATGGTGTGAAGACTTGAAAAACGAAATTATCATGAATGAGGGTTCTATTCAAAACATTAACTTTAACCAATACCTTGACCCTGAAGACAGAAACTACAATAAAAAAGTTAAGAGAATTGAACACTTGATTCCAAAATATAAAACAATTTGGGAAATCTCTCAAAGAGAATTGATTGACATGGCGGCGGACAGAGCTCCGTTTATTGACCAATCACAATCAATGAACATTTATATGAGTAATCCAACATTGTCTAAAATTACTTCATCACACTTCCACTCATGGGAGAAAGGATTAAAGACTTTATGTTACTATGTTAGAACCAAGGCAATTTCAACAGGAGCTAAACACTTAGCGGTTGATGTATCAAAAATACAGAAATCAAAACCTACGGTTGAAATTCCTAAAGTAGATTATAGTGATATGAACCTACCACCAAAACCTGAAGGAATCGAAATCGAGTGTTTCGGTTGTTCATCTTAATACATTAAATAATCCCGACCAACATCGGGATTATTTATTTTAATCTATTTATAAGGAAAAACCAGGGTATTATATTTATAGTTATGGCAGACGGAACTACATATGGTCTTAATTTTCCTTTTAGAGATTCTAGAAGAGGTGATTATTTGCAATTAACTGAGTTTGAAGCTCAAGAGATTAAGGCCGATTTGATTCACTTGTTATTAACAAGAAAGGGCACACGTTATTATTTACCTGATTTTGGTACAAGGTTATATGAGTTTTTATTTGAACCTTTTGATGGACTTACGTTTGACGCAATTGAATCGGATATTCGAGAAGCGGTTGGAAACTACATGCCAAATTTATTATTGAATAACATTTCAATTACGCCTGCTGACCCAATGGAAGAAATTGACATTGCAGAAGGTCAAAACATTGTTGGTAGTAGTGAGTCACCAATTTATAGATTTCCAGGAAAAGGGACATCAGAATATACCGCAAAAATTAAAATCGATTACTCAGTAGAGGCGAATACATTTGCTCAGAGTGATTTTGTAATTATCAATATTTAATATAGATGGCAAATCGTAAAATATCATATACAACCAGAGACTATCAGGGAATAAGAACTGAATTACTAAACTATGTAAAAACATATTATCCTGAACTTATACAGGATTTTAACGATGCATCGGTATTCTCTGTGTTTATTGATTTAAATGCTGCGGTTGCCGATAACTTACACTATCATATCGATAGAAGTATTCAAGAAACTGTTCTGCAATACGCACAACAAAGGTCTTCAATTTACAACATTGCAAGAACCTATGGTTTAAAATTGCCAGGTCAAAGACCTTCAGTTGCCCTTGTAGATTTCTCAATCACAGTACCAGCGTTTGGTGATAAAGAGGATGAAAGATATTTGGGAACATTAACAAGAGGTTCACAAGTAACTGGCGCGGGTATTGTATTTGAAAACATTTATGATATTGATTTTACTTCACCTTACAACGCTCAAGGATTCCCAAATAGGTTAAAAATACCTAACTTCAATGCCAATAACGTATTAATTAATTATACTATAACTAAAAGAGAATTAGTTGTTAATGGTATTACTAAAGTATTCAAAAGGGTTATTAGTCCAAACGATGTTAGACCATTCTTTGAACTATTCTTACCTGAAAAGAACGTTTTAGGTATTACAAGTGTTTTACTTAAGAGTGGAACAGAATACACAAACATTCCTACAGCCGCAGAATTTTTAGGAGTATCAAACAAATGGTACGAGGTAGATGCATTAGCTGAAGATAGAGTATTTGTTGAAGACCCAACAAAAGTTTCAGACCAGCCAGGTATTAAAGTTGGTAGATACATTCAAACTCAAAATAGATTCATTAGTGAGTACACTCCTGAAGGATTTAAGAAAATGACATTTGGTGGTGGTACAAACACAGCACAAGACGCGTTAGACCAATTCACAACATTAGGTACCACATTAGACTTACAAAGATATTCAAACAACTTCTCGTTAGGTTCTGCGTTAGTTCCAAACTCAACATTATTTATTCAGTACAGAGTGGGTGGTGGTTTAGCAACAAACTTAGGTACCAATGTAATTAATCAGATTGGTACTGTATCATTCTATGTGAATGGTCCTTCAGAATTAACAAACTCTTCAGTTGTTAATTCATTAAGATGTACTAACGTAACTGCAGCTATTGGTGGAGCAGGTCTTCCATCTTTAGAAGAAATTAGAAACTACGTATCGTTTAACTTCTCGGCTCAGAAAAGAGCGGTTACTGTTCAAGATTACGAAGCTCTTATTAGAAACATGCCAGCGGAATTTGGGGCACCTGCAAAGGTTTCAATCACCGAAAACAATAACAAGATATTAATTCAATTACTATCTTACGATACTTCAGGTAAGTTAACCAATATTGTATCTGACACTTTAAGACAAAACGTTGCAACATATCTGTCAAATTATAGAATGATGAATGACTACATTTCAATCTTAACTGCTGAGGTTATTGACCTTAGTGTTGATGTTCAGATTGTATTAGATTCTGCTCAAAATTCAGGACAAATTATTGCCGATGTTGTTGATAAGATTTCAGCGTACTTTAATCCTCAAGTAAGAGAATTGGGTCAAAACGTATATCTTTCTGAATTAAGAAGTATTGTACAAAACCAAAACGGGGTATTAACTGTTGCGGGACTTAATGTATACAACAATGTTGGAGGACAATATTCTTCAGCAGAAACTTCAATGGAATACTCAGACCCTGAGACTAAAGAAATTGCTCCTGTGGATGATACGGTATTTGCTCAACCTTCACAAGTATATCAAATTCGTTATCCAAACAAAGACATTAGAGTTTCAGTTAAAAACTTCCAATCAGTTACCTTCTCTTAATAGGTTTATTCTCGAATCGTTTAGTTTATAATTTAAAAAGAGTGTGTTCATACTTTAAAAATAACACATAAACTATTTATAAATTAAAGGTATTACATGGGTCAATCATATAGGATTAGAACCGAACTCGGAATCAATAAGACAATCAACGTCCAATTAGACCAAGAGTTTGAGTTTTTAGAAATTTTATCATTAAAGATACAACAGTCAGATGTCTACACAAGAAGTTGTTCTGACTATGGTGTTCTTGTTGGTAGGGTAACCGCCAATAACGGATTAGGTATACCAAATGCCAGAGTTTCTGTATTTATACCTGTTACCGCAGTTGACGAATCAAACCCATTAATTTCAAGTATCTACCCATACAAGTCTCCAAAAGATAAAAATGAAGACGGGTATCGATATAACCTTTTACCTTACGAAAAATCTTATTCAAAACACGCTGCAACAGGAACTCTACCTACAAGGTCTGACGCTCTTACGGGTTCTACTGCAGTTGAAATTTTTGACGAATACTACAGATACACAGCCAAAACAAACGAGAGTGGTGATTACATGATAATGGGAGTTCCATTAGGGGAACAAACTATTGTCATGGATGTTGATTTATCTGACATCGGAGAGTTTTCATTAACACCTCAAGATTTAATTAGAATGGGTCTTGCAAGTGAGGCTCAAGTTGCGGGAAGTAAATTTAGAACATCAACCGATTTAACTTCTTTACCTCAAATTATTAACTTAACCAAATTCATTGACGTATCTCCGTTGTGGGGAGACCCAACAGTTTGTCAGATTGCGGTAAACAGATTAGACTTTGACTTAAGAGATGATGCAAATGTTGATATACAACCAACATCAGTATTCATGGGGTCTATATTCTCTTCTCCTGATAATTTAAGAGTTAAGTTCAACGGATTTCCGAAAGATAACATGGGTAATTTGTGTGGACTAACAACATCTCCTGGTCAAATATTAGCCTTGAGACAAACAATACGACAAGATAGTGATGGTAACCCTGTTTTAGAACAATACGAATTAGAACAATCAGGAAATGTTATTGACGGTTCAGGTACGTGGTTAATAGAATTACCTATGAACTTAGATTATTTTGTAACTAATGAATTTGGGGAGAAAGTATTGTCAAACGACCCAACAGTAGGAATTCCAACAAAGGCAAAATATCGTTTCAAAGTTAAGTGGACACAGCCAAATGATTTAACTTTAGAGACAAGGAGGGCATATTATTTAGTTCCTAACGTTAAAGAATATGGATGGGAGAATGATATAACAGACCCTTCTATATACCGTAATTTCCCCGATAATAGTCCAGGTAAAAAATTATATAATCAACAACAAAGTTCGTATTATTTTGGATTGGCTTGGAGTGGGTATACAAATGGTTTTGTATCACAAAATAAGATTAACAGACTTAATGAAATTATTGATTGCGAAGACACGTTCTATGAATTTCAGTTTAATAAAGTTTATACCGTATCTTCTTTAATTGACCAATATAAAAGTGGTAGAAATTTTATTGGGTCAGCACCAGGTAGGTTTATTGGTATTAAAGAAATTGATAGCCAAGATTGTGAGGATAGTGTTAATAAATTTCCTGTTAATGACGGGTTTAGAAATTTTGATTTATTATATTTCTTATTTGCAATAATTTTTACAGTACTACAACCTATAGGTATGATAATACTTATAATTGCGCATATTTTATTGTGGTTATATAATTTAGTTTTAGAATTTTTATGTTGGATTTCAAGAATTGGTATTGGACGACCAATTAATTGGTACCCATTTAAAGGATGGAGAAAATATTGTAGTAAAAGGGACTTCACAATAAGATTGCCAATGATTACTTATCCTGATTGTCAGGCCTGTGATTGTAAACAAACTAATGATGTAAAACCAAATAATCAGACGACTGTGCCAGCTCCAGGAGTTATTGGGTCTGGAGTTTTGACTTATGTTTCATCTCCACAATATTATTACGACGGTTTGTCGTCAACATATTTTTCAGGGGACACAGAAAACCAAGAAACTTGGTCAACTCTGTTTAGTGAATCATTTGCGGGTTTAGCGTTAACCTCTAATCTTTCAAACCCTGGAAGATATAAATTACCTTTTTCACAAGAATTATCTATATCAAACGGAGAAACTAGATATGTCACCTCTAGTGATTTACCTATTGGTGAAAGAATTAATGTCTTTAATTTAAGAGAAAGTTATTTTTCAAATATAAATAAAATTAAGGTAACTTTTGCTAAAGACTCTAATATTGGTAAACATCATTATGATAATACTATAACGGTATTATCACAAGAACAATTTGCCGCAGG